TATTTGAGATCAAAACTTCAGTCCATAGGCACTCGATCCGCTAAAAGAAAGCTGCAAGAGCTATCGGGCCGAGAGAGACGGTTCATCAAGGACTCAAATCATCAAATCGCAAACTGGATACTATCAAAACCATTTGACGTAATCGCTCTGGAAGATCTAACCCATATCAGGGACGGCAAGAAGAATAAGAAACTTGGGAAATGGAGCTTTGCAGAACTGCGAAGCATCGTAGAATACAAAGCCGCTGCTATCGGGAAGAAAGTAGTTGCCATAGATCCAAGATATACTTCTCGCACTTGCTCCAAATGTGGGTTTCAGAAAAAGGAAAACCGCAATGGTAGAACCTTCAAATGCAAAAGCTGTGGCTTCCAGATCGACGCAGACTTAAATGCATCCAGGAACATCGCTACCTTCAGTAGATCTGATCGTAGCAGGCTGTCCGTCAACCAGCCAATCGTAGCGAGCTAACTAACCATCAGCTACAAGCCCACGACTTCAGTCGTGGGTAGTTGACAATAACATCAATAATAGAGGAATCACATGTCAAATTATCTTACGCGCAAGAAGACGCTTATGGGCACCAAATACGAGATCGAGGTGCCTGTATCGCAGTATGATGCCGTCGTCAGGGTCCATGCGGTCCCTGATATGGAGCTGGCTAGGATCGAAGCCAGGGTGGGCTACAAGCTGGAGGATGCCATAGCAGCTCTGTCCAACCAGAATCTCACAGAAGCGGATATCAAGGCCATCCAGGAGAACAAAGCCAGCCCGGATATAATCAAGAAAGGGTCCAACGCCCTATCACCCCAGCTAACTCTGTTCCTGGGTGAGTTGTGCAAGGCAGGGATCGTTCCGGATCCGGACTGCAAATGCAAAGGGAAAGGCTGCGATGATTGCGACATAGGCCCGCTGGTCGAGGAACTACATGGGTTCGCAGTCTTGCAAATCGGCATGGCCATCATAGGAGCCTCCACAGCTGCCTGGAAGGACGTAGAGGATTTTTTCTCAGCCCAGAAGGAGCAGTCTGGAGCAGGATCGTCTGCTTAGGTCCTGGGCTCGGGCCGGTCGATCAGCTGACATCGGCCCAGATCATGTTCATGGGCCTGGCCGGGATGGAAGATGCCCAGGTGAAAGCCGGGAACGGCCTGGTCAAGAGGGAGGTAACTGAGATGCAATCACAACAGCCAATGTCCACAGCGGACTATTTTAAAGCCAGGAGGATGGCACGGCCAGATTCAGACGAGATGCAGACGAGAAGAGAGAAGCAGGCAGGACTCCGCAAGATCCTGGACGGTAAGGTCCGCGCGCTGGTGACAGAGGATATGCGGTATCGCTGAACCGGTGGCGAAATGACCGAAAGAACAGCTACGATCAAGGTTGACATAATCGGTGGTGCTGCCGCCAAGGCAATGCTTTCCGATATAGCGCAGCAGCGGAACGAGCTGTTGAAGCAATCGAAGATCAGGCTTAACATCGATGCAGGAGGCGTATCTCAGGCACAGAGAGCGATGGCCCAGACCAGGGCTAATGCCGTTGCAGCTACACGGGATATGTCCGTCCTGGGAGATGCTGTCACATCGAGAGCCGTAGCTCCGATGGCTCAGTATTCCGCGCTGCTGGGAGCTGTGCTGCTGGTCACTCAGAAGCTCGGACCTGGACTGGTTACCGCCCTTCAGCGGTCGAACGTCGAGTTCACCCGGCAGCGAGATCTCATGAGGTTCTGGGGGACTTCCGGATATCTGAGCATCGGGATCGATCATTTCAAGTCGAACCTCGCGGGATTCGTCTCGACCTCAGGAAGCGGGTTCACCAAGTGGCTGCAGAATACCTCGGTGGCTCTATCACAGTACCGGACGGCTCTTGCCGCTTCGGCTGCCGTGATGGTGGGCATGGCAACAGCTGCCGCTCTGTCATCCAAGAGCACTCAGAACTACATCCAGTCCACTCTCGACAGCAGGCTGATGCAGAGGAAGCTTTCTGATCGAGCGGGCGCAGAGAAGTGGATCCAGTCAGCAGAAGGTACTGACTGGTCAGCTGGTAGAGAGTCCAGGATGGGTGTCTTCCAGACCATCCTCTCCAAGAATCCATACATGGGGCAGATGGAAGCTCAGAAAGGCACGGAGGATATTGAAAAGTTCTTCTTCGCCAACCAGGAGATGCTGAAAAAGAAGGGCTATGCAACTGCTGAAGCTCTGGCTTCTGCCATGTCAGCACAGACGCTCTCTGGCGAAGATGCCACTAAGTTCGAAGATATTTTCGGCCTGGGCTTTGGGAACCTGACCCCACGCGCTCGATTGGGCAGGGTCTCGACAGAAGCCGGAAAGCTGGATATGGCTGAAGAAGTGGGCATGAGGCCCGAGGAGATCTTGACCAAGCGGTTCACCGCCACCACGAGGGCGATGGGCGATGCTGTATTACCTCCTCTCCTGGCAATCATGAACATGTTTGTCAAGCTCTCAGATATCGTGGGAAAGATCCCAGGTCTTGGGGGAGCGCTCGGGTGGGCTGCGGTGCTCACCGGGATAGCTGCTGCTGGTCTGACGGTAATCTCTGTGCTGGCTGGCTTGATCGGCCCACTGGGCATGGTGATAGGGCTGATCAAAGGCGCTCATCTGGCTACAGTGGCTTTTACTGCTGCACAATGGCTGCTCAATGTCGCATTGACCGCGAACCCCGTGGGAGTGGTTATAGTGGCTATTGTAGCCCTCATTGGCGTGCTCTATCTGCTGGAGAAGAAGTTCGGCATAGTCACCAAAGCCTGGAACGCTCTGAAGGCAGGCATGTCGTCTCTAGGCGGAGCCTTCAAGGATGCCGGAGGCATGGGCGTCCTGAAGATCGCCGTGGATGCCATGGTAGCCAACAACCCGATGCTCAAGATATTGCTCTTCCAGGTTGATTTCCTCAAAAAGATCTGGCTGGGCGGTGAGACGCTGAACAAGATCATGGGTGGAGCCATGACCATCTGGCAACAGATAGGGCAAATCATTTCCTGGGCGGGCGCTCTCCTTAGCAGGCTGCTTGAAGCGTTTGATGGCCTGAAAGAAAGGATTGAAAACTTTTTCGGAGCGGGGAACAAAGAGCAGAAGGCACCGCTCACACCCACCGAAGAGCAGGAAATGGTCGATTGGGCCAAGGACTTGCGCAAGGCTGACGGCAGCAAGGTGTTCGATTTCGGGCGCGAGAGCGGCATTTATGAGCTTGCCCTCGAAGAAGCGCGAACCGGCGTGCCGCAAGAGCTGCCCAACATGCAAGCGGGTGGAAAAGAAAAGTATGATAGACTGGTCAACACCTACCGCAACCGTCTGGCTAACCCAAGCGAGGGCCTGGGGGACGTGGCACCGGAGGGATCGACAAGCAACCCGTTCTATAACCCGACATACACGAACGCAATCACCGGGCCGGGTGGAATCGAAGTCAGAACCAAGCCCGCTGATGAGATCACCGGCTCCGCGGATGTGGAGGGCGGACTGCAGATGTATGGGAGGGTGCTGTGGGATCGGCTGTTTGGTGGATCTCCCTCAATGGACTCGGGCGGCACCATCACAGGATCCGGCTCTATCATAGGCCACGCAGGGGAAGAAGTATCCCCTGCTTCAGCAGTGGTGGGTGCCAAGACCACGCTTGAGCGCATGTCTGAAGCTGCAGCGGGCGGCCAGGGGGGCTCTATCACCGTTGGCGGCACGACCATCAATATCAATGTGGACAGGATAGACTCCGATATTGACCTGGAGAGGGCGCTGGCAAAAGCAGGAGACGAGTTTGACCGGCAGCTGATGTTCAGGCTCCGGAATCTGTTAGACTCCGGAAGCTTGCGAGGAATAGGGTATCTGCGGGGCTAACCACATCCTCTGTAATCCACCTCTACTTTTTCCAGCGACCTATTAAACGAGTCTACCATCTCCACTATCCTGGCCGAAATCTCTTCCTCACTCATCCGGTGAGTGGGGAATGATTCTTTTGATCTCATTGCGATCTCAGTACCATTGGCTGAGGTAATGCCGACAATCTCAGTATTGGCAGTCACATAATTATCCTGCCCTGGAAGTCGCCCCTCTGTGTATGTCATCCATGTCACGGTGCCAGGGCGACCGCCAATACTGGCGTTGTATGAGCCATGGGCCACCAGATCTATTGGTGCTACATCTCTTTCCGGATTCAATCTCATCCCATTGGTATCTATCATGTTCAACCCGTTGACATTTCGCCCAACTGCAAAATAGATATCCAATTTGGCAGAGTCGTTGAAGGATATTGGAATGATGTAATTCTTCGGGTACACGGTGGGCATGTCCATAGTATGGATATCAAAACCGCTCACATCATCAGATCTGACTGTAAGGTGGTCTATTCCAAGGTCGAGCGGCCAGGCCAGGGACAGCCCCGCCAGGATATACAGCGAGAGAAATGCGATCCATCTCATGACTAATAATCACATCTACTATTATAAATCCTTTTCATAAATCCAGGAGTTGATCTTCATCAGCATTTCAGAAATTGTCCGATCTTTAGGCAGCGTATCAGAGGGCGCTGTGGCCACCGTATCGATTGCAGATTCCGCCTTCCATGTGAAAATTCACGGCATAGAGCTGGGAGTGCGCGATATGGACGACCCGGACACCTCTCAGCCCAATCCTCTGGAGATCCGATATACCCAGGAGTTCGAGGTCGTAATCCACAAGACCGTGGGCCAGAAGCCTATCACCCAATGCACCATCCCAGACGGCCTGTGGAACATCATTATCAAGTTCAACGTGCTCAAGGGGCCGGACGGCGGCTTGAGCAACGTACTCACCAAGATCCGCGACCTCACAGCAGGACCCAGGAAGCTCTATACAGCACTGTTTGATGGTGGACTCTGCACATACATTTTGAAGAAGGAGATCACCCAGGTTAAGGGCAGCTCCGACTGGTACCACTCCTGCGAAATTACACTCATCGAGGCTAATGGGGGAGATTGAGCCGTGCATATTCAGCCGCAGGTTATCTTAGATGGAGAGGATGTCTCCCGTTATTTCATATCTTGTCATTGCGAAATGACCGGCAACAGCAGCAAAGACCCTGGCAAGTACGATCTACTGTTAGCGAATCCCGGCGGTCGCTTCATGGGCTCTTTCGCCCCCAAGACCAAAGAGCAGTTGGATAAAGAGCAGATGGAGCTGCTGAATGAAGAGGGAGCAGTCAATTTTCGTCTAGCTCCTAAAAAGAAGGTATCCCTCAAGGTCACCGTGAGCGGCAAGGGGTGTGAGTCAGGGTCCAGGACCATCACAATCTTCTCGGGAGAGATCCAGAAGGCGGAAGCAGGAGAGACTCACCTGAAGATCGAGGGGAGCTGCACAGAGGGGGGGATGACTGCCCGGATTAACCCCCGTATATGGGCTACGGGCACGCCCATCGTCCAGATTGTGAATGATCTTTTGGATGATTTTGGCGGCATCCCACAATCCAAGCGGCACATCATGCCAGCGAAAAACACAACGGATGACGTTAACCCGACATTAGACAAAGCAATAGACTTCGATACCGCTCTTTATACCGTCTCCTGTTGGGCAGAGTCGATCTATTTCTTTGATGAGAATGACGATTTCTGGTTTGTGCCGGCCACCAACCTGCGAGGCTTTTCCGACCTCACAGGAAGCATTCTCAGAAGCTCCGACGCCTCGAATATGGTTGGTTATTGTAATCATGTCGATGTTTTTGGAGGCGCGCCTGAGGACCTATGGGAAGGCAAGACTCATGCCCTGATTCATGCCTGGGCTGAGCCAGACAACGACTGGGAGATCCAGTCTTACGGCCTGCTGAAAGCCCCCCCGGTCGTCCTGCCCAATGCAGACCAGAAGAAGTGTCAGGAAGTGGCAGACAAGCTCCTGGAGTGGTACAGGCAGTACAAGGACGTCCCCGTTATCAAAGTCGTAGGCAAGGCCCCTGGTCTGCTGTCAAAGGTCGCCTATCGTCCCTGGAACGGCCAGATGCCGCCCATCAGGTGTGACGGAGTAGAAGAAGCTGAGATGGGGGCTATCATGGGACTGGTCACTAGGCGAGTAGTGGACATATCTGCAGAGGGCGGATTTGTGGCTACGCTTGATGTGACCACCAACTTCACTGGAGATGGTAAGATCCTGGGAGTTAACCGGCCAACCAGCGACGACAAAATCACCAATTTCTATTCCGAATGGCGGGATGCTATCGATAATGATCCTGCCGTGGTCAACAAGTATCCCGGAGTTGAGTTCGTTTGAAGACCGCTGTATTGCTCTCTGGCTACCGATATGTTGAGGCCATGAAGTCCGCGGAGGCCAAGGACTCCTCTATCAATTACCGCCGCTTGCAGGCAGACCGCTCGATCTCTCTGCTCTACAACCCCGCCACCGGAGACGGGAAGTTCTCGACCAAGCTGGCTGCCCGCGCCGAGCTGGCGAACGGCTACTACGAGGCATTTCCACAGATCGACTACGCCCAATCCCTGCAAGAGAACAACGCCAAACTGACTAAGTACGGCTGGCCCGATTACCGGGGGATCTGATGGTCTCCAACACACGCGATCGCTCAATTGACTCTGCCAGGCGCGAGGATTCCCGAAAGGGCCAGGTCGACCGTTGTGAGGTCGTCAACGTCCGGCCTCATGTTGCACCCTATCCAGACGACAAGGATTTCAATACGGTCGATGTCCAGCTGATCGACCGGCCCCGGATAAACGGCAAGCCGCTTCACATCAAGTACGTGAAGCTCAACAGCCTGCAGCGCTATCATGGAAAATTCCAGGGCGAGCCTTGGACCCCCAGAATCGGGGACATGATCTATGTCTACTGGCTGGCTGAAAGGGAGGCTCTCGTCCTGGGCCTCTGCACCTCCGTTGAGCAGGAGCCCGTCTGCAGGTCCCAGGCTGATGCACATCATCAGGAGTATGTCTTCAAGCTCTGCCCCTGGGAAGAGCCCAAGACGAACCAGGACGGCAACTATGTCGAGTTCCCCAACCCGAAGCACCCGGAATGCTACAAGTGGTGGCCCAAAACCCGAGACTCCCTGTGGATCTTCGACTGCCTGGAAGGACACAATACCCCCAGCTGTTGCGGCCAGGCATGCAACTCCCTTGATGACCACCAGTCATCAACCTGCTTCAAGAACTTTTCTGATATCAGCCCAACGACCATCGATCTCCCCCGAAGGTTCAAGTTCCTTCATCGCTGCGGCTCGTTCTGGTATTACGATGATGACGGCACCATCCACATAGCCGGGAAGGTGTCGGGCAGCCTGAAGAACCAGCAGATATTCTATCCTTCCGGCAAGATACTGCTGGAGAACGTGGTGGACAGCTGCAGCGCAATCCTCGATGATGACGGGGATATCAAGCTCAACCCCGCCGCCAAAGTGATAGTAGATGGCGACATGGTGATCACCGGCACATGTACGCACAATGCCTGCAGCTGCGATGGACGTGGTGGTTCGGAAACGGGTACCGGAACACAACAACGAATAGTTCACGGCCTAGTTGATGAAAACAATGATCCGGTAGTTCCTGGGGAATGTTCTGCATTCTGCACGGGAGCAGGTGGAACGTGTTCAATAGAATATTGTGATGACAAATATATTTATATTACTTGTACAAATGGAATCACTTACAAATGGAAAGTAAGAAAATAAATTTATTGATAACAATTTTTATCTCAATAGAGATAGACGGTCAGAAAAGGTGATTTTTATTGCATTCGGTGATATAAAAATTAATATGGCTATAAATGAAGATGGCGTTTGCCGGTGCCATGGCCTCCTATCGCCTGCCAGAACAGCTACGGGAGATATAGCCAGGGTCACAAAGGAGCATGAATGCGTCCTACAACGGATTGCGATATGGTTGGCAGTCAAGAAAGGCGAGCGGCCACTCCACCCCAATTTCGGCTGCTGCATACGCTCCTACATCAATCGGCCCATGACTGTCAGCATCCTGAAGAGCCTGAAGGGTGAGATCCAGGCTGAGCTGGAAGAGCTGTTCCCGGAGTACACGGTCTCAAATCTGAGGGTCACTGTGCCCGCCAGGAACGAGATTTCGATCAAGGCTAACATCGGAGCCTATCCGGTGGATTTCCTGGGGAATGCTGCAATCCTGAACGAACTGAACACGGTGCTCAACCGGGCACTGAAAGACCTGGGAATGGCGAGTTACTGAGGTATTATGGCGATAGATTTCACAGAGTTCCTTGAAATGTCAGCAGAAGATTTATACGAGGATTGGCTGACTTACATAACTTCAAGAGATCCGCTCCTGCAGGACACGGGAGTGGCAACCTTCAATTCGATATTGGCAGAGGCCGTATCCACACAGTTCTGGGTGTTCATACAGCTTCTAAAACAGAAAGTTAAAGACTCCAACATCCTCACCGCCGAGGGCGATGCTCTCTCAGCCATAGTCCTTTCGATGCTGCCGGAAGGAAGGCAGCCGGGGACGAACGCCACCGGAGTTATCATATTCAGCCGGTCCACACCAGCTGCAAGCGACATCACCATCCCGGCCAATACCATATGTGCTGCTGTGGCCGAAGATGGCACGCTCACTGAGTTCCAGACTGATGATGTGGCCATCCTGGCGACCGGAAATACTCAGGTCTACGTGCCCGCCACTGCCTCAGAAGTCGGAACTGCAGGAAACGTTGTGGCCGGCCTGATATCGATCATCCGCACTCCTGTGATCGGGATTACCAACTGTACCAACGATTCGCCCTTTACAGGCGGAACTGATGAAGAGTCGGACAGTGACCTCAGAGAGAGAGCTCTCTATACCATCTGGCTGCCCGGTCGGGCTACCATACCGCTCATGGAAGAGCATATCGATGGAGTTTATGGCGTCCGGGAGGCTCATGTCGAGACCCTGGGCCAGGGTGATGTCCTTCTGGTGATAGATGCCATCAGCGGGATTGATACTGAGCTGGATGAGATGATCTATGACAATATCGCTGCAGGCTGCACGGCTTGCGGTGTCCTGGGCGCGAGTCTTCGTGATGCAGGCGACAGTTTTGAGATAGGAGATTGCGCGGGAGCTCCGGTTTGGGTCCGCAACCTGCAGTTCACGCCCATCGATATCAAGATACCGTTTGTCTATGAAGAACCGGGCGCGACCAGCAAGAACGGTACGGCCACCATCCCAGCCGGATCTCCGGCGGGGGCCATGGTCCAGGCTTCGCTGGACTCTGAGTATCCTTATGCCACCAAGATTCTGTCATCGAGTTATGCAGGAGCCTTGAGCTTTGACCTGTTCATGGGGAGGGGGATCTATCCCAGGCTGTGGGTGCCGCCGGAGCTGCAGAAAGCAGATATCGATCTCGATCTCGTTTTGACGACCACGCCAGAGCTTAACCTGTTGGCCAGCGTCCAGGCCAGCCTGGAGGCTAAACTGGCTTCGTACCGGATAGGCGAAGACCTGGAGTACGCTGATCTGGTCAAATACATTTACATTGATTATGCGACCGGACGGGCCTTTTCTGGGATAGATGATGTATCGAGCTTTTCGATCACCTGTAAGGGCTCGACCATCACCGGTTTTGGCCAGAAGGTGGTAATGGATGGCGATGAACGAATAGAAACCGGCACAGTCACCGTAACCTCGGTGTAACCATGCCCACAATAGGAGAATGCCCCGCGTTCGAGCACTGCAGGACGGCAGGCACCTCTTGCGATGTCTGCCTGCAGCTGTCCGTTGCTGAATGGAAAAAGCACGTCAAAAAGGTTCTGAGGAGGAAGAAGTAATGGCAAATGTTGAAATCTATCAGTCAGGACAATACACGATCGCAAAGGCGGGCGGTAAGCAAATAGCTGCATGCCAGATCAAGGGGAATGCCAGGGCATTGTTCAAGGCGGCAATCGATGCCGTGCCGAACGGAGGCAGCCTGAACATAGGCAAAGGCAGATACGTATTCTCAGCTCCCTATGCCTTCCCGCTCAATCCAGACGGCTCCAATCTTTTCTACTGCAGCATCCCTATCATAGATAAGGGGATGCACATAACCGGCGCTGGTGTGGGTCAGACGATCCTACAACTCGCGCCCGGTCAGAGGCGGGAAGGGCGGCATGTGGCCCTAATGCTAGTCAGGGGCAAGAGAGGCTTCGACCTGGGCTATTCCAGCTTCAGCCTGCGTGGGATTACATTCGAAGGAGATAGGGCGCGGCAAAGTACCGCGGCACCTCACGACGGAGAGGGGCTACTCCTGGTGGGCTCCCAAAGGTCTAATGGGGTATTCGAGAATCTGGTGTTCCAGAACTCCCACGGAGCAGGCATGTACCTGGGGAACAACGGAAGCGGGCCGGGGGTGAACGAGACCGTCCGCAACGTCATAGCCAGAAACTGTGCCGCGGAGGGCATCATGCTCGATACCAACAAGGACAGCCGGGTAGAGGACTGCCAGGCATGGGGCTGCAGAGTTGGGCTGTTCCTGAATGGCAACGACGATTGGAGGACCAGGGGGTCAGACAACGTTACAGCAACCCGATTCAAGACCGACAGCCAGATAACTTGCTGGCAGGTCAATGATTTTGCCCTGAGTGAGATCGAGATGGACTGCTCTAAGGCAGCATCCTCCTATGGCTTTGTGGTCCGGGATGGCAACGGCACGATCAAGAACTCCGTCCTGAAGAGCGATCCCACCAAGGCATCATCCTATGGAGGGGCCACCTACTTCTATGAGCAGGCGCGCGTACTGATGGAAGCCTGCCAGATAGAAGGGCACTTTGGGATTCATGCGGTCGGCAAATCGTATGCAGAGGCCAAAAACTGCCAGATAGTCGCACCTGGGGGCTGCTATTGCACCACGGACCCCAACCCGGTGTCCAGCACCATCGTTGCGCGGGGGTGCACATGGGCAGGGAAAAAGAGCGATTTGATGGAAGGATCTAGCCTCGTGGAGGCTTAGATTACGCCTAGCCCCTTTCCTCTTCAAATCCGTAACTTTTACCGTCGCTACCAATTGTTTCTACGTATATTGTGTCACCTGGACCGAACCAGTATCTAACCATAAATATTGGTGGTTCCTTACTACCTACCATCGAACCATGTGGGATATCCATCTGACACACAACTATTGGCTTTTTAGTCATCCCTTTTGCCACCACCTACCGGTTGCAGTGTTATATACACACCAATTGGCTTCGATGAGCCCCCGCACAGCATCACCGGGTGATATTTCCTCGGCATGTGTGGGCCCCCACAATCTTTTTTATGGTGAGCCCACAAATCCAATATCAGCAACGGCCCAAAATAACCAATACCGTAGCCGAGAGGTATTCCCACGCATATAATAAATATCCAGATGCCATCACCCGTCGTTAGCATTTATTCCCCCCCATTGCCCATCTCCTCCTGACCTTCCTCCACATATCCAACATCCACCGGAACGTCTGGATATTTGATGCACTTGGCAGGAACCTTCGCCCACGCTTTTTCGTTGATCGTGAGCAGCCCCGCATCGCGGTCCACGGTGTAGTCCTCGCCCTCTACCAGGTACACCCCATCCTTTCCGCCCAAGCGGACCCATTCTTTTTCTTCAGTCATATTTTTTCCTCCTATATTTCCGGAGTACCGCCGCCTTCCTCCGCGCGTACTCCTTCTCCAGATCCCATAGATCCTGTAGTGCCGGGATAAGATTCCCAGTGAGAATGCCCAGCGCCTCAGCATCCAGAGCCATCTCATCTGCTGTCGCCTCATGCCGGATCAGCTCGTTTTGGCTGATCGCGTAGGAACCCACCAGGATCAATTCGTCGAAGAAGCGGACAGCAGCGGCTTCCAGGGCATCATCGCGGACACCGTCGGGCAGGGATTCCAGCTCTGCATCCAGGTCCACTGCCTGCTGGCAGAGGAACGATAGGCGGTGGTCGGCCTTCAGCCGCTCTAGGGCAGCCTTCTGGTCGGCTCTGAAGGAGATGCTGAGCTTCAGAGATCGAAGCTCGGGCGGGGTCCTGGGCGGGCCGCGAGGCTTTTGGGATTTGCGAGGGGGCATCAATGGGTCTCCCTGTTATTATGATTAACTGTAAGAATCTCCTGCACCATAATCTCACCCATATCTCGGATAAAATCCTCTTTTTTCTCTCTGATTAAATCCAATGCACCAAGGGCCACAACCCGATAATTGTGGATGGTTGGACATTGATCGTTGCCCCAGACTGTCAGGTCCACTCGCAACGTGTCCTCAAATACCGGGCGGAAAACGGTGTGGGTGCCATGTGGTCGTACTATTATTTCCAACTGGTCAAATCTGTAAAAGTGCTCGCCATTTACCTCGTGCGTTAGGCGGTCTATCTCATCACGCATCTCGGTCATCCGGGCATCTCTAACCCGAAGTTGGTGCTGTAACACTTTTATATAATGTTTCGCATCTTTACATCGCATTGTCTGACCTCTCTGGATGGGGCATCAGGGGGCGACCTCCTCACACCGTCGTCTTCTCTGCGCAATCAACACGTCCACGTCGCACAAAGTCCAAAAAAACCCGGCAAACGTGGCCCACTCACCGGGATAATCCGGTCGGGATGGGTGAATCAACCAATACTGTTCGGTTTTCCCATCTGTGTAGGGGTTCCCTACCCCAGTGTACTCAACATATACAGTCGATCCTACTGGGGTTTCCACTCTTCCTCCGTTGACATTCCAGCATTCGTAACCGGACCCTTCGGGGTCCGTCAAGACGAGCACTGAAAACTCGTCCCTGACGACAACCAGTTCAGGGATCATCTACGCCACCTCCTCGACCTCTTCCGCGATCCTCTCTTCTTCTCTTGCCCCCCACATCTGAGCCTCTATGATGTCATCGAGCATGCTGTAGCTCAGGAAAGGCTCCTTTTGGATGTGGATCTCGTAGGTTCCCTTTGGGCATGATGGGAAATATGAGCGATCGTCCC